GTAGTTATGATGCTACAGCGTCCATATGACTTGTATGGTATTACTGACAAGTATTGTGGTGAAGACCCCGTTGGTCTTATGGCTGTGCATATTGAGAAGAACCGTGATGGTTTGCTCGGTATGATACCTTTTGAAACTGACCTATCAACATTTACTATCAATGAGAGAAGTCAAAATAGTTAAGGTACCCGGTACGGGTAAGCGTAAGAATGAAGTAGATAACTACATGCTTCAAACCAACGGTGAGAACTACATATTCAGGAAGCACTTGGTATCAGGGTATACACCCTGTGGTGTGCCTGAAGGGTATGAGATTGCATACAACATACCAAATAAGAAAAGCAAGAGGAAAATTCCATACTTAAGAAAATTCAACAAAAGAAGATGAGTGAACTAACACTTCCAAAGAAGGTGATAAAAGCTACGCGCAAGTCACCTAAAAACATGATTATCTATGGTCCACCGAAGATCGGTAAGACCACAGCTCTCTCACAACTTGAGGATTGTCTCATCATTGACCTAGAGGATGGGTCAGACATGGTGGACGCACTCAAGATCAAAGTCAACAACCTCGGTGAGTTGGCTCAGATTGGGAAGGCCATAATATCCGAGGGAAAGCCCTACAAGTATATCGCTGTCGATACCATTACCCAACTAGAGGTGTGGTGTGAGCAAGATGCAAAAGAAATGTATCGTGCAACACCCATGGGTAAGAACTTCGACAAGGATAACAAAGGTTTGTCTGTACTCACACTGCCCAACGGTGCAGGCTACAACTACTTGCGACAGTCTTTCCAAAAATGGTTCCGTAACCTCAACAAACTTGCAGACCATGTCATTCTTGTGGGTCACCTACGTGACAAATACCTGACCAAGAATGGCAAAGAAGTCAAGGCTAATGACCTGTCCTTGTCTGGTAAGCTCCGCGAGATTGCCTGTTCCAATGCTGATGCTATCGGCTATGTGTACAGGGGTGACGGGACTACAAAGATTTCGTTCGATTCTACGAACGACGATACAGCTGGTTCACGATGCGAACATCTTAGAGGAATGGATGCACCGTTGGACTGGACTAAAATTTTCATTGATTAAAAACGATTCACATGTCTTTTGACGCTAGAGTAGAAGCTACCCCAGAGGTAGAAACACAAGAAACACCACAGGTGTTGACTATCTCAACGCTTATTGCCCACATCAAGGATGATGGCATGAGCCGCGATGATATTCGTAAGAAGTACGGTATGACCATTGCTGAGGCTAAGGAGATCTTCTCCCACCCAAAGATCAAGGGTATCCGTGTAAAACGACAACGAGTGATGCGCATTCAATTGATTGATGATACTGCACCCCAGCAGATCACACTCGAGGAGAGCATCCAAGAGCTAGAGACTGATCCACACATTGACAACCAAAACGAAATCCAAGACTAATGGCTATTCAATCTAATGCATCCGACGTACAAGTCGGAGGGGGTGGGATTCCCCTATACTGTGGCATAGCCACTATGAACGTAGTAGCAGTCAACCCATCACTGGGCGAGCTGCACGCACTCGGTATAAACCTCAAGCAGGAGCCTAACTACACAGGCATACAGATGGGGGAACAAACGAAGAACAAGCTTGTCTTCTGGGTTCGCAATGCTGAGCATGAGTTCACCACACGCTTTGAGATCCTCGTTGAACCAAACGAACGTGCCGAGTCTAAGACTGGTAAGTTCCAATGGATCAACAAGTTTGGTCAAACAGCGTGGGGTACAGAGAACCCATCTACTCAGTACGAGTGGTTCAAGAACGAGGGTGTCCGTCGCAGCTATGCTGGTGAGGAGATGCTCATTGACTTCATGAAGACCTGGGCCAACGTTGGTAGAGATGGCGAGTGTGCTATCGATGACATCAAGGCTGTGATGACTGGCGATGTTCATGAGCTCAAGCAGTATGTCACCGCATTGAAGGAGAATCGTGTGCGTCTGTTGCTTGGTGCAAAGGACGACAAGTACCAACAGGTATACACGAAACACTTCGGTCGTGAGAAGCCACGTCGTGACGACTTGTTCATCAAGTCTCTCAACGATGACTACGGTGAGTTTCGTGCAGACTTCGACGCCAATGATTTCAACCTCAAGCGTTGGACTCCTGGTGTAGTTACACCTGCCGAAGCAGAACCAGCAGCAGCTGAGTCAGCTGGTGATTGGATATAAGATTGTGGGCTGGGCTGTATCTTTACAGTCCGGCCCTTTCTTATCATGATACAAATACGTAAAAGCGACGAATACCTAAGCAGAGATAATGTACTTACAAAGGTGTCTGAATATCAGATATTCAAATACTTCTGTAGGAACTTCAAGGAGTTGAGCACTAAGTTCTGCAGTGACCTCAGAGAGGACAAGTCCCCAACCGTTAGCATCTCCCTTATGGGACGGAGGTTGCGGTATAAGGACTTTGGTCATCCTGAACATGCATTTGATTGTTTCTCTTACGTTGCTTACAAATACAACACAGACTTCTATGGAGCACTTATACACATTGATGGCTGCTTTGGGCTGGGCCTGTATACTGGTATACGTATTAAAGGGCTTGTACCACAGGTGGCAGAACCAGTACTCAGAGAGAAGAAACGGTCAGAGATAAAGGTCAGAGTACGTGACTGGAATCGAGCTGATGCGGACTACTGGAAGCAGTTTCACATTAGTAAGAAATTATTGCGTATATTTGACGTTCAACCTATCTCACATTATTGGATCAATGAACAACGTTTTTCGTGCAATAGTATCAGTTACCGTTACCGTTTTGACTGCGGTTATAAGATTTACCGTCCGCTTGAAAGCGATTTTAAATGGAGTTCTAATGTGGCTATGGAATGCCTACAAGGCTATCGGCAGCTACCTGAACGTGGTAAGACTCTGGTTCTCACAAGCTCTCTCAAGGATATCATGTGCCTGGCGGTGCTTGACTGTCCATCCATTGCTTTACAATCAGAAATGCTTGTGCCAAACGAAGCTACCATCGAAGAAGCGCAAGCGCGCTTCGAAGAAGTAATCGTTCTGTATGACAATGACTTTGACAAAGAAAGTAACCCTGGCCAGACAATGGCCGTTAAGATCTGTCAGAAGTATGGACTTGGTAATATTGTAATACCTTCGTATTACAAATCCAAGGACATATCAGACTTGATTAAGAATTACGGATTACAAACAGCAAAGGATGTCATCACGAGGAAAGAATACAGGAGTTCGAAAGCGCAGGAAGAAGGTACGTAACGCTAAGGCTAAAGAAGTAGACGGTATTAAGTTTAGGTCTCAGCTAGAGGCCCACTGTTACAGACAACTTCGTGAAGCTGGTATCCCAGCTGACTATGAGAAGCATAAGTATGTTCTCATGAAAGGCTTTTACTATGACAACTCCTCGTATGAGGACAATGGTAAGACGGGATACTTGGACAAGAAGAAGCACAAGGTCCGTGATATCACATACACTCCAGACTTCGTAGACCCACAGGGTCGATGGGTCATAGAGTGTAAAGGCTACGCAAATGAACGCTTCCCACTCAAGTGGAAGATGTTCAAGAATCTTTTAATGGAATCAGGAGACCCGCCGGTGTTGTATGTTCCGAGAAATCAGAAACAGAACATCGAAACAGTACAAATGATTCTACAACTAATAGCCCCCACAGTTTTGTGAGGGCTATTTCTTTATCTAATAACATGAGCATTAAGACAATCGGTAGGCAGGTGCAAAGTAATAGCGCTGGCCTACAGAAGCGGATCAACAAGTCCGCGGAGAAGCTTGTCTTCGATATTCTTCAATCTACACAATACTCTACCCCGATACCTTCAACTGTACGTGAGCTGGTGACAAACGCCTGCGATTCACAACGTGAGAAGGAGATTGCGTTGGAGATATTGTCTGGCGAGAAGAAAGTAGAAGACTACTATATTACTAGAGATGATGAGCAATACATTGACTCAAACTTTACACCGGAATACTATGATCCTTTGTATCTTTGCACGTCTAACAACAGAGTTACAGTAACTTACAAAGAAAACGATGGTACAGGGTTTTGCGATGTGTTTAGTGTTTTGGATTATGGCGTGGGCATTGGACAAGGCCGCCTGGAGGGGTATCTGGAGCTTGGTTTCTCGACTAAGAGGAATACTTCGGAGAACTTTGGGGCGTTTGGGCTAGGTGCTAAGGTCCCGCTATCTACTGGTGTAGACTTCTACACTGTAGAGACAGCACACAACGGCAAGCTGTTCAAGATGAACTGCTTTGCTTACAAGACAGACTTCCTGATTGGGAAGTTTCAGGCCGACGGGTTCATTACATTCAGTGATGGTACCAAGGTCTTCTATCAGAATACTACTTCTAAGAACTTTACGAAGATCTCCTTCGGTGTTAAACGACATCACCGTGGGAAGTATGTTGATGCAGTACAGGACCAACTGAACTACATTGACAACGTTGATCTGAATCAAGTCTATGAAGATGGTGCTGAGATGGATCGGAGTGTTCGGAGTAATATCCTCTATAACTCTGACAACCTGATTATCTCAGATACTTGGGCATGGCGTAAGCCCCACATTCTTATGGTTAAAACCCCAGGAGCCACTACGGGTATTAACTATGGCTATGTGGACTTTCGTGAGCTCGAGATGGAAGCGCTATGGGGTGCAGTGGCAATCAAATGCCCAGCACGTCAAGCGTATTTAGATGATGATGGTAATGAAGTAGTCCTGCAGGAGGGCGTCGAAGTTACCCCATCGCGTGAGAAAGTGATATGGAATGAACATACGAAGAAGTACATCCAAGGTGCTATTGAGCGGGCAGCTCAAGACGCGGCGGATGTGATTGATGAAGAATTGAAAGAGACGGATTTCCTTACATGGGTGAAGAAGTGCAGCGAAGTTCTTTACAAGAACAACGGAAACGATACTGTACTACGTCAACTGAGTGAGATGATTGATAAGGAGAATGTCAAGCCCAGCTTTCCTGGGAACCGAAGTATAACCTTTGCCTCTCCTGGAGGTATCCTCAAAGGCTACAAGGTTCGCAACGTAAGCAGGGTTTGGAAGAATGGAAAATACCAAATAGAAAGAGAAGAAGTAGGATGGGGCTCAGTCAATTGGGACAACCTGTACTTCGTCAAAGGTAGCCCTTCAGCACGCAAAGACCTGTACTTACAAACTGGAGGAACCCTTACTCTCATTACAGAACATCACGTAACTAACCTTATGAATGACGATAAGGTGCAGCTGAAGATTGACTCGCTCAATCTGTATCGCGCATCTAATTGGGAACTCATTAAGGATAGCCCTATGGTGAAGTTCAACTATGACGAGATAGAAGTACCGGCCGATTTCGATGAGGCCCTTGAAAAGAAAGAGGAACAAGAAGGTCTGAGAAATAGATACCGTTTCATGACACCAGAAGAAAGACGTAGAGAAGGTGGGGAGGTAGTACTCTACACACTTCGACGTCCGCACACTGGTGATACCAAGTGGTGTAATGATATCTCAGACTGGACATGGGATAAGGTCGAGGCACCACTGCAGCTCGTTCAAGACACTGACATAGAAACGTACTATGGTACCAGTGAGGATGAGAAGATGCTGCAACTGGCTGCTACGATCTGTGCTCCCTCAGTTCCTGATTGGACTAATGTGTACACTAGGCTGTCAGACTACCACATGTTTTCTAACACGGACACCAATATGGCTAACCGTAACCCTGTATTTACAGAGTTCAGGCCTGTTCGGTTCCGTAATGATTACAATGGTGAGTGGATGAGCCAGACAGATGAGGAACCTGCTAAAGTCACAGAC